AAACCAAGCCTCTGGCTATGCGATTGGTGGGTTTGCGTATAACGGCACTCTGAACAGCAATCCTTGGGGCGTCGTAACAAACAACACGCCTCGTATGCAAGTTGACGTTTACGACAACATTATTGTGACAAACGCTTCAAGAGCGACCAACGCAACGGATGGGTTTTTGTATTTGCCCTCTTGCGCTGGAACGCCAACAGGCACGCCAAGAACGTATACCGACGCTGTGCCAATGATTGTGGATCGCACCAACAACAAGTTGTATTTCTACACCAACGGCGCTTGGCGTGACGCTGGCCCTTGATCGGATAGGTGACACATGATTACTTGGAAAATCGTTAGTGTTGATGTTGCGCCTGTCGTCGGCAGCCACGAAAACGCGGTGGTAATGGCTCGATGGGTCTGCCAAGCCGCCCAAGACGGCAAGTCTGGCGCTGCACTTGGCGCTACCGCCCTTGGCGCTCCGGGCGACCCGTTTATTGCCTATGACGATCTAACCGAAGAGGCTGTCTTGCAATTCTGCTGGAACAGCGGGTTAGACCGTGAGGCGGTTGAGGCCAAGGCTCAAGCAGACTTGGATAAGGTTTTAGCAACAACGGTGGTGTCCCCGGAACTTCCGTGGCAGCCGTTGCAAATAAACAACTTGTAAGTTAAAGTTTTAACCGTACTGGTGCGGTTCACCAGGTATCCGTAAGGAATGTTATGTCGGACGAAAATGTAGTCCCTGAAGTTGTAGCGGAAGTACCCGCGCCGGAACCGGCGGTCACGGCTGCCCCGGAACCCGAAGTCGTTGCAGAAACGCAACAGCCGGAGGAAAAGCCAGCCAAATCGTTCACTCAAGAAGAGTTGGACGCAATGGTCGGCAAGAGGCTTGCCCGAGAGCGGCGCAAGTGGGAGAGAGAGCAGGCGCTTAAGGCCCAGTCGACCCCGGCTGAGTCAGTCGCCCTGCCGAGCAAGGACGAAGACCCGGAGGGTTACGCAGAGGCTTTGGCCGAGCGTAAGGCTGCGGAACTCCTCGCCCGACGCGAAGCAGAGCGTGAGCAAGCGGCTCTTCTGATGGCTTATCACGACCGTGAAGAGGCGGCGAGGGAAAAGTACGATGACTTTGAGCAAGTCGCGTACAACCAAAACCTTCCCATCACGACCGTTATGGCCCAGACGATTCAGGCTTCGGATATTGGACCCGATATTGCTTACTATCTCGGTTCTAATCCCCGTGAGGCTGACCGTATCGCCCGGATGTCGCCCTATATGCAAGCAAAAGAGATCGGGAAGATTGAGGCCAAGTTGGCTGACAGTCCCGCCCCGGTGAAGAAAACAACCAGTGCGCCCCCGCCGATTAAGCCTGTCACGGCAAAAGGCACTAGCGCCTCGGTCTACGATACGACGGACCCACGGTCAATTTCGGCCATGAGTGCGTCAGAGTGGATTGAGCGCGAGCGTCAGCGACAGATTAAGCAGTGGGAAGCGCGTCGTAACCGCTAACTTCTTTTTGAGGACACTAAAGTGGCTAATACACTTCTTACTATTGACATGATTACGCGGAAGGCGTTGGAGATTCTTGAAAACAATCTCGTGCTGACCCGTAATGTTAACCGCCAGTATGACGACTCCTACGCCGTCGAAGGCGCCAAGATCGGCACCACGCTGCGTATCCGTTTGCCGGACCGCGCTCTTGTGACCGACGGTGCTGCCCTCCAGGTGCAGGACGACAACGAGCAGTTCACCACGTTGACCGTTGCTTCGCAGAAGCACATCGGCGTGAACTTTACGACTGCCGAAATGACCATGCAGTTGGACGACTTTGCAGAGCGCGTGTTGAAGCCGCGTATCAGCCAGTTGGCCGCCAGCATCGACGCTGACGTTGCTAACTCGTTCAACGGCATCTATCAGTCTGTCGGCACCCCCGGCACGACCCCCAGCAGCACCGCTGTTCTTCTCGCTGCCCAGCAGAAGTTGAACGAGGCCGCCGCTGTGATGTCGCCGCGTTATGTGACCGTGAACCCGGCTGCTAATGCCTCGCTTATCGAGGGCATGAAGGGCTTGTTTAACCCGGTCAGCACCATCTCGGCGCAGTTTAAGAACGGCATGTTTGGCGAAGGCATCCTTGGGTTCGAGGAACTCAACATGTCGCAGTCAATCAAGCAGTTCACGACTGGCACCCGCACGGGCGCTCACACCGTCACCACGACCGTCTCGGCTCAGGGTACTTCGTCCATCGCCATCACCGGCACTGGCACGCAGACCATTAAGAAGGGCGACGTGTTCACGATTGCGAATGTCTACGCTGTGAACCCGCAGACCCGCGAATCAACTGGCTCGCTCCAGCAGTTCGTGGTCACGGAAGACGTGGCGGCCTCGGGTGGCGCGTATGCTGCGGTCAAGATCAGCCCGGCGATCTACACGTCGTCGAACGCTCTTGCCACGGTTGATTCGTTCCCGCAGTCTGGCGCTGCTGTCACCTTCTTGGGTGGCGCTTCGACCCAGTACCCGCAGAACCTCGTGTACCACCGCGACGCGATTGCGTTTGCCACGGCTGACCTCCTGCTCCCGCAGGGCGTTGACATGGCTTCGCGTCAGGTCCACAACGGTATCTCCATGCGCGTTGTCCGTCAGTACGACATCAACAACGACCGTATGCCGTGCCGTATCGACGTGCTGTATGGCTACTCGGTGATTCGTCCGCAGATGGCCGTGCGCCTCTGGGGCTAACTCTTAACCTTATTCACGGAGTAATACAAAATGGCACTTCCTAATGGCGCTGGTGGTTATCAGGTTACAGACGGTAATGTCGGCGAGCCGCTGCTGTTCGTGCAGGGCGCTCCTACGGCGTTGACCGCTGCTGCGACGGTGACTGCTGCTCAGTTGGCTAACGGCCTCTTCACGTTTGACGGTACGGCGGGCAACATGACGCTGCCGACCGTTGCCGACCTTGAAGCCTATGTCTCGGCTGCCTCTAAGGTGGACGCGGCGTTTGACTTCTTTGTTGTCAACATCGACGGTGGCACGGATGACGTGACCGTTGCGGTTGGAACGGGTTGGACGCTGGTCGGCGCTGGTCAGGTCGACAACGGTACGTCGGGTCACTTCCGCGCTCGTAAGACGGGCGACGGTACGTGGACCTGCTACCGCATTTCGTAATGGCAATGCCTCCGGCGGGGAAACTCGCCGGGGGCTAACCTGAAGGGGTATTGATATGCCTAATACACAGGCGATTGGTGTTGCATACGCCGACCCAGAGTTTCAGAGCGTAAGCGTCACTGGTGCCGTTTCGGCAGCCAGTGCGTCCGTTTCTGGCGCTCTAACGGCGGGCAGCGTGTCGTCGGCTTCGGTCACGGCAAGCGGTAATTTGTTTATAAAGTCGGCTACGGTAGCGGCTACGGGTTCAGTGCAGGGCGATGCTGCGGCGGTCACTTCGGGCTTTACGCTCGTTTCGGCTGCTGACGGTACAAAAGGCGTTGTGCTCCCGGCTGCTGCTGCGGGTCTTGTTTGCATTATCAAGAACAATGCTGCGGCTGCGTTGAAGATTTACCCGGCTTCGGGTGACGCGATCAATGCGCTGTCGGCTAATGCTGCGTACTCAATCACTAACCTCACCTCAACGGTGTTGGTGGCGTATGACAGCACCACTTGGTACAGCATTCCGCTTGTAGCCTCGTAATATGCCGAATATCTACCTTCGCCACCCCAAGCACGGGGAGAAAGTAGCAATCTCGTGGCTGGAAGCGCGGGAAGATATGGAGCATGGGTGGGAGGAATTTGACCCCTCTGACCCGGATGATTCAGAATCCCCGGTGTCGGCAGACTTGTCGGCATCGGGGAATTCTGATAACGCATTAAGGGCGCGACGACGACGCCGGGAGTAATACATGGCAACCACCGCTGCTGACCAGATCAACGGTGCGCTGCGTCTGATCGGGCAATTGGCAGAAGGTGAAGTGCCTTCGGCAGCCACGTCTCAGGACGCCCTCACTGCCCTAAACCAGATGCTTGACTCGTGGAGTACGGAGCGTCTGGCGGTCTACTCGACCCAAGATCAAGTTTATAACTGGCAGCCTAACGTCCGCACTATTACGATGGGGCCAACGGGCACGTTTGTTGCCCAGCGTCCAATCTTGATGGACGACGCTACCTACTTTCGTGACGCCTCGACCAACGTGTCGTATGGCATCAAACTGATCAACAACGAGCAGTACAACAATATTGCCGTTAAGACCGTAACGTCTACTTATCCACAGTTGATGTGGGTCAACATGACCTACCCGGATGTGGAGATTTACATCTACCCGGTGCCGACTCGCGTGCTGGAGTTCCACTTTGTGTCGGTGCAGCCCTTGGCGCAGCCTGCCACGTTGGATACTAACCTTGCGTTCCCGCCGGGTTATCTGCGTGCGTTCCGTTACAACTTGGCTTGCGAACTGGCTGCCGAGTTTGGCGTGGAACCGTCGCCGCAGGTGCAGCGCATTGCGATGTACAGCAAGCGCGACTTGAAGCGCATCAATAACCCGGATGACTTGATGGCAATGCCAGCGGCACTCATCGTCAATCGTCCGCGCTTTAACATCTTCACGGGCAACTTCTAATGAAGACGCCGATCCTCGGGTCGTCGTACGTCATCCGGTCGGTCAACGCTGCCGACAACCAGATGATTAATTTGTACCCAGAAGTAGTGCCAGAAGGCGGCAAGGAACCCGCGTACCTGCAACGCTGCCCAGGCATGACGTTGAAGGCTACCGTGGGCACCGGCCCTATTCGCGGCGTCTACAGCCTTGGCAATTACCTGTACGTTGTATCGGGAAGCGAGTTTTACCGTCTGACAACGGCCTACGTCGCCAACAAAATTGGTGATGTATCAGGCACAGGTCCGGTGTCAATCGCTGACAACGGAACGCAGTTATTTATAGCCTGCAATCCTGACAGTTATATCTACAACACCAACACGTTGGCGTTTGCCCAAATTACGGACGAGGACTTTCCTGGTGCCGTGAACGTGGGCTACCTTGACGGTTACTTTGTGTTCAACGAACCGAACTCGCAAAGAGTATGGGTAACAGCCTTATTGGATGGGCTGTCTATTGACCCCTTGGATTTTGCGAGCGCGGAGGGTTCACCAGACGGGCTAGTCTCTCTGATCATTGACCACCGCGAAGCGTGGTTGTTTGGCACGAACTCGGTGGAGGTCTGGTACAACTCAGGCGATGCCGATTTTCCCTTGTCCCGCATCCAAGGCGCTTACAACGAGATCGGTTGTATTGCCCCCTACTCGGTCGCCAAGATGGATAACTCCGTCTTTTGGCTAGGCGCAGACGCTCGCGGTCAAGGCATCGTTTATCGAGCGCAAGGCTATCAGGGTGTGCGCGTATCTACGCACGCCGTAGAGTTTGCTATTCAAGGTTACAGCAACTTGGCCGACGCGGTGGGCTACACCTACCAGCAGGACGGCCACACGTTTTATGTGCTGAACTTTACCGACGCCGATACGACGTGGGTGTACGACGCTGCTACGGGTGCGTGGCACGAACGCGCAGGGTTTGCGAAAGGCGACTTTACACGCCACCGTGGTAACTGCCATGCGCGGTTTAACGGCGAACCGGTGCTAGGCGATTACGAGAACGGCAAGTTGTATGCGTTTGACTTGGACGTGTACTCGGACGCTGGCGTAACGCAGAAGTGGCTACGTCGCTGGCGTGCGTTGGCGCCGGGTAGCAACGATCTTAAACGCACGGCTCACCACTCGCTTCAAATTGACTGCGAGACTGGCGTCGGCCTAGAAGGCTACGACTTTTTGGATTACGACTATTTGGGGTCAGAAACGCTCCAAATACTGCAAACCGAAAGTGGCGAAGATTTGATTCTGGATTACACGGCAACGACGGGCGCTAACCCGCAGTTGATGCTGCGGTGGTCGGATGACGGCGGCCACACTTGGAATGGCGAGCGTCAAGTCTCGATGGGTCGCATAGGTCAGTATGGCACCCGAGCCATATTCCGCCGCTTGGGCATGACGTTAAAACTGCGCGACCGTGTGTACGAAATCAGCGGCACTGATCCGGTAAAGGTCGCCATTATGGGTGCCGAACTGCAAATCAGCGGCACCAATGCCTGACAAGATTACACAGATACCGGCACCTCGCGTGCCGTTTGTGGATGCCCAGACCGGACTCGTTAACCGCGAGTGGTATCGGTTTTTGTACAACTTGTACAACATCACGGGCAGCGGCACGAGCGACATATCGACCGTAGACTTGGCGTTAGCGCCAGTCGTTCAGCCGACCATTGAGTCGCAGACTCAAGTTATTGCCGAAGCCGTTGATACGCTGCCGCAGCCGCAGTTAGGCACGTTCGCTGGATTGCAGCAGGCTAACTTGCCGTGGACGACATTTGGGCGTAACCCTAATCCATATCCGTCTACCATTCCCGGCACCGTCTATTGGGATAACGAAGATCGCTCAAAGACGCTGGCCGTTGTCATGGAAGACACCGGCACGATTGTGCAGGACATCGGCGAAGAGACGTTTTATCGCGTCAAAGCAACCGCTGCCATTACTAAGGGGCAGGTGGTTATGTTCACCGGGGCAGTCGGTGCGTCAGGTGGCCTAAAAGCCGCTCCCGCTACCGGACTAACTGCCGCCCAAATTGAATACGTTATGGGCGTGGCTACCCAAGACATTGCCAACAATGCTTGGGGGTACATTACTTGGTTTGGCGAAATCAAAGGCGTCAACACTACAGGTGGCGCTGAAGCCTGGGTAGACGGCGAAATTCTGTACTACAACCCTGCCGTTACGGGCGGCTTGACCAAGATTCGCCCCGCCCCGCCAAACCCTATCGTTATTGTCGCTGCGGTCGTTAATGCGGCGTCTAATGGCATTTTGTTTGTCCGGCCCACTTACTTCGAGAGCGGTGGCGCCATCATCAATTCGCCGCCGGTTACAAAAACGGCGGACTTCTCGGTATCCGTTACCGACAGTTGGATTATCAACAACAAGTCAGGCTCGTCCTGCACCGTAACCTTGCCGTCGGCTTCTGCCAACGTGGGGCGGGTTTTGCACTTTCTTAACCACCAAGCACAAACCTTGGTGTCCGCCTCCAGCAACGTGGTGCCGCAGGGTGGCGGGGCGGCTGGAACGGCGATCTTGGCGGCTACCAGCGGGGACTGGGCAACGCTCGTCTCCGATGGCACAAATTGGGTTATTATGCAAGCGGCCAAGTACAATAACTTGCTGCTCGAATGAGGACTTGATCCATGACCGTTTACCTTTCAGCAGTCGCAGGCGCAGGTGCCCAGTTCTTTACGGACGACGGGGAAGTTCTCGCAGGCGGCAAGATTTACACCTACGCTGCTGGCACGACCACACCGCAGACAACGTATACGTCGTCTTTGGGTACGGCTGCCAACGCAAACCCCATCATTCTGGACTCTGCCGGACGCACCCCGGAGGACATCTGGCTAACCCAAGGCGTGAACTACCGCCTTGTGTTGAAAGACTCCAACGACGTGCAGTTGGGCGAGTACGACAACATTCCGGGCGTTAACGACCTGTCGCTGGGTGCTGTGCCGTTTGCGAACGTCACGGGTAAGCCGACTACGCTCTCTGGCTACGGCATCACAGACGGCATTACAGCCGCTACGGCAGCCGCTACTTATGCCCCTAAGGCATCCCCTACCTTTACCGGAACGCCGCTGATACCGGACAACGATACGGTTAGCACGAACTATGCGGTGGGCTATCGAGAAGCCCCGCAGGTTAGCAAGACTGATAACTACACCTTGGTGCTGGCTGACCGTGGCAAGTCCATTTTGATGAACGGCACCAGCAAGACGCTGACCATTCCGGCTAACGGGTCGGTTGCGTTCCCGGTAGGTACGGTCGTTATTATTATCAACGTTAACTCGTCAGCCCTTTCAATTGCGATTACGACTGACACGCTGACGCTGGCTAACAGCACGACGACCGGCACTCGCACCCTCGCCCAAAACGGCTTGGCGACCTGCGTCAAGATCGCCTCGACCTCGTGGCTGATCAGCGGAGCAGGATTGACCTGATGGGCGGCGCTACCCTAGCAGCAGCGATTGCAGGCACGACCGGCGGGGCCGGAGCGGGCGTTATCGACTTCTCGTCGGGGTCAGGCACCATCACGATTCCGGCTGCACCGACTGGCGTCACCATTGAGGTATGGGGCGGCGGTGGCGGTGGTGGCTTCGGCACGGTTACGAACATCTTTGGCGAGTTTGCTTACGAGCCGCAAGACAATCCTGGTGGCGGTGGCGGAAGTGGCGGTTACGCTAAAACCGTACTGGTGCTGACCGGCGCTGACGCTGGCAAAACCATTTCTTATTCCGTTGGTGCTGCTGGAGCGGCTGGCACATCCGGCGACCCCTTGGGTGGTAACGGCGGTATCTCGACCGCTTATGCCGGAACCTATGCGCTTGCCGAAATGATCTGCACAGGCGGTGCCGGTGGCTTTGGTGGCCTAGGCATCAACGGCGGCAAGCAGGGCGCAGGCGGTACGGCCTCTGGCGGCAACACGACCAACACGCCGGGTAACGGTGGCGCCAACTTTACGCAAACCGGCGGTGCGCCGATTGCGGGTGTGGGCAGCCTAGTCGGTGGCGCTGGTGGTGATGGCGGCGATCCGGTTGAAGGCGGCGATGATGGCAAGGTCGGCACCAGTGGCCGCGTGCGTTTTGTATTTACCTTTTAGGTGACACATGGCAGTTAACGTCAGAGTCTTGATTCCCGCAAAAATTGCGGAGAATACCCAAGTTACCCAATACACGGCGTCGGGTGTCACGACCATTATCGACAAGTTCACGGCGACCAATTACAGCGCCACAGCGGCTACCTTGTCGGTCAACTTGGTAACGGCGCTAGATGGCGCAGGCAACCAGAACTTGATTGTTAAAACCAAGTCGTTGCAGCCGTCCGAAACGTACACGTTCCCTGAGATTGTGGGTGCTGCCTTGGCTCCGGGCGGGTCTATCTCAACGATTGCCTCGGCTGCCTCGTCCATCAACATTCGCTCGTCAGGTCGAGAGATTTCGTGACGACTGCCGAATACTGGCTGACGGAGAACTTTAGGGAACTCGGGCTGCCGCCTGACGCTGCGGCTTGGCTGCTAGACCTGTGGCACGTTACCCAGACGTTTGACGACGTGGCAGACGGCGACCCGGTAGACCGCAAGGCGTTGGACGACACCGTGTGGCGGTGCCTCGTCAACATGCCTGCAAACAGTTTCTTTATGGCTAATGCTAGTCAGTTATTACCAGCATTGGCTACGGCGATTTGTAAGTGGAAGGCGTCGGATGATGCCGAGCGGTCGGGTCGGGCAGACGAAAAGTCGTTTGTCTGGCGTGCCGCCTATTACGACATTGTGTTGTTAACGGTGCTGTTGTGTCTTGGCCGTGAGTCTGCTATGGAAAAAGCAGGTGCGGTAATGGCACTATACGGCGAAGATTTTGCGAAGTATCGCGAGGAATTCCCTCATGGCTAATCCAGTAGTTGCCATCGCCGCATCCAGTATTGGATCGGCTGCAATTGGCAGTCGTTCGGCGAGCAAAGCCGCTAAGGCGCAGCAGCAGGCAGCAGACCAAGCAGCGCAAGTTCAGCGCGAGATATTTCAAAAGCAGACTGAACTGCAAGAGCCTTTCCGTCAGGCAGGCATTACTTCGCAAAACGAACTAATGCGGCTGCTCGGTATTGGCGGCGATCAGACTGCTGCCGACTACGGAATGTTGACCCGTCAGTTTGGCGCACAAGATTTGCAGATGGACCCCGGATATGCCTTCCGCTTGAGTGAGGGCGAAAAAGCCCTTCAGCGTATGCAGGCCGCTCGCGGCAACATGCTGTCAGGCGCCGCTATTAAGGCCGGTCAGCGCTATGGGCAGGACTTGGCATCTCAGGAATACATGAACGCCTTCAATCGAGCGCAGGCACAGTTAGGCACACGCCTTGGTGCGCTTGGTAGCCTTTATGGCGCTGGTCAAGCCGCTGCACAACAGGTTGCTGGGCAAGCCGGAGAAATGGGCGCCAACGTCGGAAATCTAATGACGCAAGGCGGTCAGGCTCGCGCCTCCGGTTATCTTGGGCAGGCCAATGCTTTGAACCAAGCGCTTGGACAAGGCGCTGGTTTGTACGGCATGTACAGTGGCGGATATTTCGGCCCCACAAACGTAACTCCGGGCGGCGGCCAGAATTTGCAGACTTTGAATTACATGGGTCCCCGATATGGGAATGTGGTGTAAGTCATGGCAGTCGTAGGTGCAACTCAATTAGAGCCGGTCAACATTCTTGGCTCTTATGTTCAGGGCGCTGAGTTGGGGCGTGCCAACCAGTTACGTCGTCGTCAGGAAATGGCTGAGGCGCAAGCAGCAATGCAAGCGCAACAGATTCGGAACGCCCTTGCTTCTGGAGATCGTAACGCCTTGATGCTTATGGGCGAAGAAGGATTGGCCGCCGCTAAAACTTTGGGCGAACTTGAAACTGCTGAGTTAGCCCGTCAAAAAACCAGAGGCGAAATAGAAACTGAGCAATTTAAGCGTTCCCGTGACTTACTCGCTGGCGTAACGAATCAGGCTCAGTACGACGTTTGGCGTTCCAATGCCCTGCAAACCTACGGGTCAATTCCGGGGGCTGAGCAGTTAATTCCGGCGCAGTTTTCGCCTGAAGTGCGTGACCAATTAATTTTGACTGCTGACGATATTGTGTCTCGCATGGCGTTGTCTCCAGCACAAGAGGCGCAAAAGGCTCGCATTGCCGCTGCTGGTGCTTCTCGCCAGACCGTGCAATTGCCGCCTGCTGAGTCTGCGTATCAGACCACGGTTGCGAAGGCTGCTGGCGAAGAAGACATTGCATCGTTTACCGCAGCCCAACGCGCTGCTGACGATCTTATTAAGGACTTTGAGACAATTAACCTGCTGCAAACGGGCAACGCTTCAACCGGCATTACCGCTGAATTGGCCTTGGGAATCAATCGAATTAAGGCTGCTGTTGGCGGCGATAAGGAAGCGGCGAAGAAAGTTACCGATACCGAACTGCTTAACGCGCTGCTTGGCTCAGATGTGTTTTCCAACATTCAGGCGTTGGGCGTTGGCGCTCGCGGGCTGGATACCCCGGCAGAGCGCGAATTCTTGCGTGAAGTGGTGTCAGGCACGATTAGCCTTAATGCTGAAACTCTGCGTCGTATGGCTGAGATTCGCGCCAACGTCAAAGAGCGTGCAATTGACCGCTTTAACCAGCGCGTTGAAAAAGGCGAATTGGATCGTTACTTTACGGCAACGGGCCGCGAAAAGCGCAAGATTGAAAAGCCGTCGCGCCCGAAAGCGCCTGAAACGGGTGGCAAGCAATTTAAGTCAGAGGCGGATGCGGAAGCCGCATTTAAGGCTGGAAAGATTAAACGCGGAGATCGCATAACCATTGGTGGCGTTTCGGGAACATGGGAGTAAAAGATGCCTTTCAAGCCCGATACTTCCGCTACGCCTAGGTTTAAGCCGGACAGAGTAGAAGACGCCATCCCGCAAAGAACCGGCGTTGTAGATACGCTGTCCCAATATGCTGGCGTTGTTAATCGAGCGCTTGCCCCGTACGCCACTGCCGCACTTGGTGGCGGAGCCGTAGGCGGCCCTGCTGGCGCTGTCGTAGCGCCGCTTGCTCTTGGCCTGACTGATCTTGCATCCACGGCTTTTAATGTTGGCTCCCAAGCGCTTGGTTCTGAGCAGCGCGTGCCGATGCTTTCTGACGTTATTCGCGGCGGTCTTGAAACCGTTGCACCAGACGCATTTCGCCAGCCTGAGACGCCGGGTCAGCGTTTCGCCGCTACGACTTCAGAAGCCGCTACGGCTGCGCTGTCGCAGGCTAATGCACTTCGACAGTTGGCCGGACAGGCCGCCCCCGGCGTTGTCCGTAATGTTCTGACAGAAGCCGGTCGTGCGCCTGTTGTGCAGGCAGGTGCTGCGGTTCCCGCCGCTGCCGCTGTGCAGGCGGTAGACGAGTTAACCGACGAAGGCGCGATCCTGCAAGACCCGTATGTAAAGGGCGCTGTGGGCGTATTGGCGGGCTTAGTAGGCGGTGCCACAACTGCCAAGGCAACTCGCACCGGACAAGTTAAAGCGCCTGCGCTGGATCAGATGCGAAATCAGGCCAAGGCCACGTATCGCTCTATTGATCAGTCCGGCGTGCAGTTTGACCCTAACGCCTATAGCAGTTGGCTGTCAGGGGTGCGCGGTCGCCTGACTGGGTTTGACCCTGATCAGCACAAGGCTGTTGATCTTGAGATTCGCAACCTTGAGCAATCTATCGGCAAACCTCGCACGATGAGCGAACTAGATGCTGCACGTAGCAACATCAAAAAGCGCCTTGGCAAAAGCACTGACCCGAACTTGCGCCGCCTTGGTAGCGAGTTAGCGTCGGAGTTGGACGACTTTGTGCTGAACGCTCCGCCGTCGGCTATTTCTGCTGGAAACTACCCGCAAGCCCGAGCCGCGCTAGCGGAAGCGCGTCGTCTGTACGCAGCGGTTAGCAAAAGTGAAAACATGGAAGAGTTGGTGCGCCGCGCCAAATTGTCCAGCCGACCGCTAGATGATGCGATTCGCACCGAGTTCCGAAACCTTGCCCGCAACGAACGTCGGATGCGGTTATACACGCCTGAAGAGCGCCAGTTCATTGAAGAAGTGGTGCGGGGCGGCAGATTGGCGTCTGCGCTTACCAGTGTCAGCGAGGCTTTGAAGGTTCGCTCAACGCTGGGTGGCGGTTTGTACGCCGGATCGGCGCTTGGCGTATTTGCCCCACAAGTCACGCTCCCAATGGCTATGGCTGCCGGTATTGGCGTAGGCACGACTCGTGTTGGCGCTAGGACGCTGGCTAACCGTTTGGCGCAGCAGCGTGCGGCTGAAGCATCTTTGCGTATGCGCGGGGGCGCTCCGACCGAAGTTCCGTTTGCCCCGGTCGCTCTTGGCACCACCACAGGACTAAACACTTTGTCGCCCGCCCAGCGTGATTTCATGGCTGAGCAGCAACGCATCAATCAACTTGGGTTCTAGGAGGCCACATGCTTAAAGGCGCATTGAAGTCTAAGACCGTCTGGTGGAACGTCCTGCTGGCCGTCCTTGGCGGGCTGGAATTGATGGGCGGTCACATGACCGTGCTGTGGGGTCAGGAAGTGGCTGCGGCCATCTTGATGCTTGGTGCTATGGCTAACCTTGTC